TACAGAATATATCACGTACCGCAATGCATCACAGGTATGATCGTTCTTCGGCTCCGGTATGTCCTTTGGATTCCTGGAAGCTGAACCGGACGGATAGCGGTAGCTGGACATCTCGCGGCAAGTAGCCTTGCAAGTATTAAAAATATACAGACTAGGTTTACCATTTGCTTTCACTTTCAATTTGCTTTGAACTGCTTCAATGCCTCGTGCAACGTCCTTACGAGCAGACTTTGTGACAATGCCGGCCTTACGCATCTCTGCTCTATCTGCTGCATTCTCAGGGTCTGCATACGAAGTGACATACTTCTCGTCGCCACTAAGTCGCTTGACTGCTTCGATGTGTTCACCTATGCCTGTTTTGGCTTTGTAGTACTCCCGATATACATACCAGTTACCGTCCTTGTCACGCGCTAGCCAGAGACAGACAAACGGATTCGTAAAGCCAAAATCAAAACCGCGGTAACGTTCCCAGTCGTCCGGTATCTTGAACGGCTTGATTACATGCGTTCTACGGTTGAAGGATTTGTATACGGCGCCATAAAACGAAGCGAAACGCCCCTCGATACGTGTTACCTGCACTTCTTCGGGCCAGTCTGCGATCATGGCGTCAATGCGTTCGTCTGGAATATGGCCGCCTCGACTCATGCGATTAGAGTTCAGGTTCGCATAAAATATTTCATCTGTCTCCGGCAACTCTTCAATGCGCTCTTCCAAATACGGCTGCGGTATTACTGGCGTCATGCTCCAGGTCAAAAAGCCGGATTTGACTAAGAGCCTTGCTTGAATTTCATTGAAAATGCCCTGAAAATCGTGGTGACATTGCTCATCGCAGTGACATGAATCTATCGAACGGCCCTGAAACAGCTCACGGCCTTGATTGAATGCCTTAAACTCGATTGTATGGCCGTTCTTCAATGTCACCTTGCGAGGCACTCTGTCCTGGCCATATCGCACGTCCGCTATAAGGTGCTGTGGAATAAATTTCTTCAGCTTCTCCTCCCATAGAATGTCCCGAACCTGTTCCCAGCTCTCAATCGCTACCCAGTGCGTACCCTTCGGGACATAGCGATAAGGATGAACGTCCATAACAAGCAAGGCCAAGTCCATCATGTTAGTATGTGTCTTGCCGCTTTGATTGCCGCCGAAAAACCACCTGATTTGAGCCTGCGATTTATGAAAGTCACGATGTACGTCGTCCAACGGCTCATAAAGAGCTACTTCCTTACCTAACCACTTTATTTCATTAAGTGACAATACAGCCATTATTCTTTTTGGTTTACCATACCTTTCCAGCTGGCTGGCCTTTCGGCCACTTTTGACGCTTCGACGAGATTCGCCCTGATGGGCCTTACAATCTCTCCACGTCCGTTTTTGTTAGAGTCTCCGCGAACCTACTTCGGCGACTCCAAATTAAGTATTTTCATGTGTCATTCCTTACGCTTTTTCCAGCCTGCCCAAAACATTGTTTATGCTGGTTATGTTATCACCGTTGGTATTTTTCATGGTCTGGCGCAACAAGACGGCCTTAGTATCCTTGTCACGTCGTTCCAATGTCCAGGGGACTGTAGACGTGTCAATGACTTTGTCTGCCTGCAAGAAGGCAGTAATCGAGATTGTTTCGTCCTTTATATCTTTAATGTCACCGCCTGTTGCAGTATAGCTATCAAGGGCCGCGTGAAGCTCTGCCGCATCCATCTCAGCCGTAGGCGCCTGCTCAAGGGCCTTTGCTGTAAACCTGTCACCGCCTACATCTTCGAGCAAACCATCGAGCCTGCTGGTTCTCGTGTCAATATCGTCAATCTGTGCTTCAGTTGCCGCAATAAGCGTGTACCCCGTTTTGTCGTCCAGCGTCTTACAGCCTTCGATTTTGTTCGTGGACGGGTCATAGCCTTCATCCGCAAAGTCCTTCAAGTCCAGGGCGCTTTGTTCACTGCCGCTTAGATATCCTACGTCTACGCGGCCGTTTTCGTCGATACCGAATTCCTCGCTTGTCCCGTTCCAGACTATTTCACTGGCACCGATTACAGTGTCACTAGCAACCTTTGTCCCTTGGTATATCACAACCGTATACCGGCCGGCATCAATCGTAGACGGGAAGTCACCAAAGAACAAACCACCACCTCCATTCTCAGCAAGAGGCACGTCATAATTGTCAATTTGAGCATCATCCCAAACTTCCCAATTCGCACCTACAATATCATAAACCTGCTTGCTCGCATTGAATACGCAAGCATAAAGGTTGGTCTCGTCCGGTTGATATTGTACTGTAATTTCGTTAGCCATCTTCTTCGGCCTCGCTATCGTCGTCTTCAAGTGACGTCGTGCTTTGGTTTATTGCATTTATGAGGGACAGCGCCTGGACACCAGCCGCCTTCAATGCCAGGTCACATACCGTCGTTAGCGCCTGCCGAGCTTCTTCGTCTACTTTGATTTTCATTCTCTTAAGTCCTTATACCAAGGATTTGCCTAACCGATTCTGGACAAACAAAATATTGACGTTCACTACCCGTGCATCCTCGCCCAACGTATCTGCAGCATCACCTACATCTCTGAATAGTCTCAATGCCAGCATGTCACCATGCGCCAGGTTCGCAGCGGCAAGCGTCGAAGTAAACACCGTTTTCTGCAATTCACCTGCCGGATGATTGCCTCCTGAGGCCTGGATTATTGTTGCAGTTGTCCCTGCCACAGCTTCTCCGTCAGCTATGGACAGATATTCAATACCCCATACAACACCGCCAGTATCCGCCGTGTCATGGAACCAATACACCTCAATGACTATATCCGTCGTTTCATCCCAACGGAACGGAATATGCTCATTACAATACGCGCTTTCCTCTGTTCCTGCACCAAAATCCAATGTATTGTAGATGCCTTCGATTCCATATGACGGATAGTCGGTTGCGGGTATCTGAAAGCGACGAGGATCAATAGCTAAGTGATTTTGTACCCTAGCAGTACCGTTCAGCGTTATCTCTGTGTATAGTTGCCGTTGTCATAATTAGTATCATCACAAAATGCAACGGCCTGAAATGTCCCTGCTACGTCGAGCTTAGCATCTTGCGTTGTCTTACCTATCGCAACGTTGCCAGTGACAAAGTCGCCTTGTATCAAAGGTGTTGAATTTTTAATGGCCTGCTGGACGATGAATTGATTTGCTAGGGTGTTGTCCTTCCCTGCTTGATAACCGATTGCAATAACGTCATCGCCTGAATTGCCCCGCGTCGCCTCGTAGCCAAGGCCTATGACCCTGTGTCCCGTATTCAGATAGCCAGCATAAGCTCCGATAGCTGTTTGCGAGCCACCTATGTTTTCTCGACCTGCGTAATAACCGATTGCAGATTGAAAGGCTCCAGTGTTTTTGTAACCTGACGTATAGCCAATGACGGTTTGGGCCGTTCCTGCGTCTGTATTTTCCCGCCCTGCCCAATAACCGACTGCCGTTTGTGCGTCCTTTGTACTGCCTTTGCCTGCTGAATAGCCGATCGCAGTTTGTTTGGATGTTGCACCATTTCCAGCATCGAAGCCAACAAGAGTACTAGCATAAACAGTGTCTGATCCTTTTGCTAGCCTCAGGGCCTGGACACCATCAAACAAGTACGCATAGCCTTCAGGTACATTGAAATTATGTGCTGTAATAGTATAAGGACCTGCGTCCCAGTCGCCAATCAGCGGCCTGGAACCGTTGGTTAGTAGATAGTGTCCATCTGCTTTAATTAGCATGTGTCACCGTCCGATTGGCCTTCGTATCTCTCCCGCAATTTATCTTGGATAGTCTTGGCAAGATCATCCGACATGACAGTCTCAAAAGTGCTAATAACTCCCTCAACTGATTTGAGCTTAGGCAGTATGTAGTTAGCAAGGTTGCTCATAGCATTTGGATCGCCCCAGGCAGCTTCTATCCAGGCTTCCAAAAAGGTCTGACGTTTTTTCTCTTCTACCTTTTTAATTGCTTCAATGAGGTCAGCTGATGACATCTTATTACGACTGCCTTTAGGACGACCACCATAATTACGATTTGGGTCGTATCCTTTCTTGAAAGCCATGTGTCACTCCACTAAGTTTGATTTAGAGCTCCGTACCCTAAAACATAGTAAAACATAGTATTTTGCGCAGTAATTTCAAATTAAGCATTACCACAAAATGTCACCGCTGTCAATACTATTGTATGTAAAAATCTACAAAATTGTTCGATTTTTGCTTGAATTTTACAAGATTGTAGGTTCCTGAGCAATGCAATCTGTCACCACCACCGCACAAATTTATAGCTCTGCGTATCTAGTTTTGATAGGGCTGCATCCTCATCTGTTCCTGTCAGTTGGATACATATCTCTACCGGCTTACCTTCTCTGGTCACTATCATTTTGTGTTTGTCCAATATATGGCAAACTGCAACATAACTATGTTCGTCGCTAGCCACCGAATACCAGTCTATCAGTCCATCGAGCCTGCGAAACTCCTTGTACGTCGGTGGTAGGCCAAGGTCGGTCAGTACTTTCCGCACTGCGGCTCTAAACTCTGGATACTGAAATCGAGGATCGGGTTTGATGGTGGATGTCTTCTTGGGTTCCGTCTCTACCTGCTGTTCCGTTTGCTTTTTT